GGATGCGATCCCGGTAACTCTGCCTGCCGACGTGGTAGATAAAATCTGCCACATGGGCGAGTATTCTCTGAAGAGAATTACTAATTTCGTTGAGGCTGTCAATGACAACCTCCTGACGAGTACTCCAGACGGCGTAAGACGCCTTCTGGGGTCCGCCGCTTACAGCAAAGTGCTGCGTTGGGCGTACTGCCTGTCGGTGCATAACACCGACCAGGCAACTGCCGAGTGGAAGAAGTTTTCTGCACTCGTCAAATGGAAGGCGCTGCAGTCAGAGACAGCAGCACCAGAAAGTCCGGGTGATTTCCCGGGCTTTGGCGCGGAGAGATCTTATCTCTCCGAACTCCCACCGATCTGGTGCGAGTTGTGCCCATGGCTGAAACCAGTCTGGGACCGCGGTGTGGTGTCGAAGTTCGAGGCAACTCGACTTCAACACCTCCTCACCAGCAGGAATATGCCTGCTGGTGGAAAGAAGACTCGGGAGAAGTCTCTACGTCAGCACGCGGAGACCCTCCACCTGTCCTCTGAACCTGACGAAGTCAGAGGTAAAATCCTCCGACGACTCTCCGTCCTCATCGGACGTCAGGTTCGGAAATCGCTTCCTAGTAACTTCAGAAGTCTAGGACACCTCTCCCTCACTTCATCGGCGAGTATAGACTCGTCGGTGAAAGACGGAGGAAGGGCGGCCGAGGTGACGGTAAAGTACCGGACCTGGGCAACATATATCCCTGACCACGATGTCTCAGAGACAACGTGGTTCGGAGCGCCCTACCGGCTCATAGCCGGTAGGCCGCGGTGGGAAACCATGTGTAGGGAAACTCCTACGGCTACCACAGGTCGTACCTTCGGTGAAAGCGCCGAAGATATGATCCTCGATTTTGAAAATTTCAAGTACGAGGACCCGTTATACGGACTTGACCATGCGACCGGTATGCAGCTTCTGCAGTGGTCGATCGAAGACGCCATTAAGAATGGTGCCATCGTTGGTTGTCCGTTTGACAACGGTATTCCGCTTAAGAAGGGGAATGTCGCACCGTCCATTAGGGCAAGTGCGATTGGCGAACCGGGAGCAAAGTCCCGCGTCGTCACCGTCGGAGAGGATTGGTTGACAATCCTTCTTCAACCGTTTTCACACCACCTGCTAGGTAAGGTGAAAACCCACCCGTCTGTAACCGCGGGTCTGACCCGCGGTTGGCAGTTGTTCGAGTGGTGCAAGGGCCTGCGGAACGCAGGTCCTTGCAAAGCTGAGACCACATACTTCTTAAGTAGTGATCTCAAGCGGGCGACAGACTTCTGTCGCCACGACCATTCTCTATCAATGATAGAGGGGTTTATGGAGGGGCTGGGAGAAACTTCCCAGTATCTCCGGATCTGCGCCGAGCTGCTTTGCAGCCCTCGCAGATACGAGTCGAATATCGAAAGCTTCTTCGATACGTTGACCAGCCGAGGCATCCTAATGGGAGACCCCGGCGCGAAATTAGTGCTCACTCTGCACAACCTTTGTGCTGAGAGCGAAGCCTATATTCGCTATTCGATCGGAGCGATCGATTCCGACGACGCGTCGTTTTACGAGCGTCTTCGGATCTCCAAAGGCGGACCGGCACGTAAGTGGCGGCATTTCGCCTGTTCGGGCGATGACCACATCGGTCAGGGTCCGAAGGAGTACCTTCAGCGTATTACGCTGAACCACGAGTTAAACGGTATGTCCGTCTCTTGGCCGCAGAACTTCTTAAGTTCGCGTGGTGCTCTCTACTGCGAGGAGATGCTCCTCGTAGTAGGCTTAGAGTCGTCAGAGATTTACGGGGGGGACGTTCCCCTCCATAAACGTGACTATCTAAGGCAGCCTCACATCGATGCGATGAAGACGAGGCTCCTCTCCCCGTGCTCGAAGGAGCACGAAGGAAAGGACGAGCCGAACCCTGCCATTGGCAAGGCACGGCAGATGCAAGGCATGCTGTCGTGGCTCGGTGGTGGCTGGGAACAAGCAAGGTGCTTGTTCTCGGCCCGTTTTGAGGCTCGGATGGAAGCGTTCCTTCCACCCAACTTAGGAATCCGTTACCTCCCAGTGAAACTGGGTGGTATTGGTTCACCTGCCTTCCATCACTCGTTTGACGAGCTGGCCGGCATATTCGAGAGGTACCTCTCGAATAATCATAAGCAAGCCCTCCAAGATGTACTTGGAGGATCTGCGCCTCTTCTTGTTCGGCGCACTCTGGCGACTTTCGCCACGAATGCGCGCGCAAGAGGGATCTCCTCGAACACGGTCAGTGACCAGGTTAAGGAGGTATTGTCGAACGCCGAGTTAACACTCGGCATAGACGACAGTGGTCTACAGTTATTAACTATGACCGCCGACCGAGACTGGGAGAATCTCCGTTTCTCGGACAAGAAAACCTTAGCGAAGCGCTACGGGTTTCTGACGGTCGATGATGCCATTGACATTATCGATCGCCCCTACTTGTTTAGGAATATGCTAGCCCCGGAAGTCTCGCGACTCCACGGGGATGAGCCCTATAAGGACAAGGCCTATGAGGTCCTACCCTGGCAGGTTAGGGAACGTAGACTGGAAGAAAATCTAATCCAGTCCTACGGCGAACATGTGTCGGAAACTGCACAGTTCGGTCCAATTGCTGAGAAGCTCAGCAATTGGGCGGTCGGGGAGCTATTAGCCCTCGGCCTCCCGGAATCAATATATTTCGTTCCGGAGGGCGTAGTAGTGTCAGATTCGCTCTGCACGCTACGCGTTCCACTAAAGTAGTGGGCGCAATTCGCCTTGAGTCTTGGTTTCTACTAGAAGCCGTGGCCAC